CTGTAAATCTGCTGGCACCGCCTTCGGTGGTTCGAATCCACCTTCCCCCACCAAAGCCCGGAAAACCTTGAAATTTCAAGGATTCCGGGCTTTTCGTTTTCTCTTTTTTGTCCTTTCTGGTGATTAAAATAAAGCGCTATAAATCAGAATAAATCAGTCTTTTTGATGGCAAATTGATGGCAAGTTATGAGTATTGTTCCGCCCCATAAACGCCGAGACCGCCCTCCCCATTACGGGAAGGGCGGTCTTGCTGATGCGTCGTCAGAACCTTGCCAGATATAAGCGCACATAGATGGGGCATTTCCGGACGTCGTTGTACCAATCCTGCATGGTTCTCCGGGGCACGTAAAATTCCCGGCAAGCCTCCGCCTGAGACATGGGAGCAAGCAGCTGTTTGATTGGCAGATGTACGACATCCCAGAGGCGCCGGAGCGCTTCGATGCGCTCTTCCGGGATCTCCGCGGATTCCTCCGGATCGCCCCAGACGGACGACAGGGCCAGATCAGAAACAAAGGCGTCCGGATCACTGTAATTGTCCATCTCGGACAGGCAGAAATTGCGTTGTGAATAGTTCACTGTTTTTTCCTCCTATTTTTTCTCGTGGTTTTTTTGAGCCTTGTATTCAGCTCTTGCATCAATCGCATCTTGCAAGCCAGTGGCTTCAATCATTTTTTCGTGCATTTTGTCTCGCGCTTCTTTTGCGTCCTCGGCTGAGTGAAAACCGTTTTTTTGCCAGCGCCGGCCTCCAACACAGCAGTAGGCCATCCAGCAGTTCTTCCTCTTATTCCAGCATACACCTCTATAGGGGTTCTTTCCCTGCGGGTGTGCGTTTGTTAGCGCGGGGACGTTGGTTCCGCCTGCAAGAACAAAAGACTCCGCGAGAGCTTTTTCGAGCGTAGCTGCGACTCGCGCCGCGTATTTACCGCCATCACTATGCGTAGTCCGATAACGCGCGGCCTCAACGTCCGGTGTGTGGGAAGCGACTCCAGCCTCAGCAGAAATAGTCCCGATTTTTCGCTGATGCTCACGGAGCAAACACCCGCAAGATTTAACAGAGGCGGAAGCGAGCTGGTACGCCGGGATAATCTTTATCGTGCCACAGTCGCATTTGCACTCGTACATCACGCCGCGCTTTTGAGTAGATCCGATTTTCCGGCCAACGGTAAGGCGGCCGATCCGTTGCCCGGTTAAGTCCTCGTGTTTGCGCTGGCAGCCGCAGGACCGGAACGAATGGGGGACGAGCGAGCCATCACACCGGATCAGTTTTGATGCGGGTACCGAAATTCGGTTCCCGCAATCACAAACACACGTGCAGACGCTCTGCCGCTTCCCACCAAATTCCAGGACGGCTTGCGATTCGACGGTTAAAAGGCCAAATCTCCGCCCTGTGAGATCGGGCGATCTTTTGCGGCTCAATCTTGTACCACCTCTACCACTTTGTTTACCTCCTTGTTTTGTTGCCCTCGTGCCTCCGGGGCGGGGTTTTTACGGCTTCTCCGCTTTGCTTTGCCTCAAATCAGAAACGCCGTGTCGCGGTTGAAATACTCCTGCTCATCCTGGTACGCTTCCCAATCCTCGAAACTGCTGTAGCACGGATCTCCAAAGTCGATATCTTCGATGCTGCAGTCGCTATGATCCAGAGATTCCCGAATCGCCAGGGCGATGGCCTCCCCGGAAATCTTTTCTCCGTTTTCGTTGTAACTGTAAAGAGAGATTCCCGCGAACTTTCCGTCCGGGGCGCAGTTGTCGCAGCAGACGCCATCTTCGGAGACGGACATGATGTAGTTGTCAGCGGTGCCAGATTCCACAAAATAAAGTTTCATAGTTGTCCTCCATTTGTTTCGATAAAGTTGATTTTTCAGCCTGACGGTGCCGGGATATACCGCCCAGCTCGGTGTAAATAAATTGTTACCACTCCATGGCCAGCTCTTCGTAAGAATAGAGGTTCCCGGCGATCAGAACGTCAGCGTCCCAGGGGTTTTCCGGTGTGATGATTTCGCCGACAAGATTGATCGCCTCGTCAAGGCTCATGCTGTGGTTGGTCATAATTTCGGCTACTGTTTCTTGCGTGGCGGTGTTAATAATTTTCATTTTTCATTTCCTCTTGTCTTGGCTTTTCGTGGCTTTTGCCCTCCGGATGATTGTATCATAGCACGCATTGCGTGCATTGTCAAGCACATTTTTCATTTTTTTAAATTTTTTTCTGGCTTTTATAAAAGTCAGACCGCCCTCCCCGTGACAGGAAGGGCGGTTTGATGTTGCATTGTCGGTTTTGGTAAATCAGGGCGTTCCGTCGGGCAGCTTGCCGCTCATGATCTCGACGTAGCGCTTGCAGATGATGGCGACCTTGACGCTGTCCAGCGGCAGGTTGACGTCGTTGGGATTCTGACCGGCCTCGGTGCCGCCGTTGATGGCTCCGGTGTCCAGCAGGGTCCGCAGCTCAGGCTGCGCCCACTTCGGCGCGTCGGAGATCTCCGTTACGAAGCCCTCTCTCTCCAGCTCCAGATAGATCCGCTTCGCCTCCGCCGCGGTCACGTGCTTTGCTACGCTCTTTTTCAGGGCGTCCAGCTCAGCCTGGAGTGGCTTAACGGCTGCCTTGATGAGCGCGTTCGTTTCTTCCTTGGTCAATTCTCTCATCTCCTCCATTTTGTTTTTAACGTCCTGCCGGAATCCGGCCATCGTCAGGCCGGATTGCAGGTAGTTCCAAACGTGTTCCGGATCGATGTGGCCGGTTGCGATCCCGCGCCGCCCGGCCTCATAGTGCGAGAGGATCACGCCGTCCGCCAGCGGATCCTTGCCATGGAACAGGCAGAGCCGCGCGAACAGCTCAACCGCGTTTTGGTAGGTCGCCCGGACGAAGGCGAGCGCCGCCTCCCGGTCCGTGCAGCCTGCCAGCCGATAGGTTTGCCTGTCGTAAACCATCTGCGTCGGCTCGCACATTTCAAACCCGATGTAATGGTTGTTCGCATAGGGCCGTCCGCCGTGCGGCATGCGTTTTACCTTTCCCCGGTTCTTCAGGCAGGGCGCGGTAACGTAGGCCGCGGTTGGATCGACGAAACCGTTGATTCCCGCTCCGGTAAACGCCTCATTATCCCATCTCGCAATGAAAGAGAGGGCGCTGGAGCCTGCACAGCCCACGGAATGCAGGAAAAAGCCGTCCAGGTCAGCGCCGACGATGAATCGGCCGTCTGTTGCGTAGGGGTTTCGCGTGAACAGACGCTCCTGGATCATTCGTCCTCACCGTCCTCGTTTCCCTTTGCCTCCAGCGCTTCGATCGCCCGCCGCAGGGCCGCCGGGATGGGAACGCCCATCAGACCCGCGTTTTCAACGATAGAGATCGCCTCGTTCGTACAGAACGCGATCACCACAGCGTCCCGGACGATGGTGGTGTTGAGCAGGATGTCCAGGCGCGCGGCGATCAGGACGATCAGCAGGATCATCCCCTTGCGGATCAGGCCCTTAAAGCCCGCTCTGCTGTCCAGCCGGCCGGATTCGCTCTTTTTCGAGGCGTGGAAAACGCCGGCGACCAGCAGGCCGGTAACGTAATCTACCGCCATAAAGATGCAGAGCGTCGTAAGACCTGCCCCCCAGCCGCCGAATGCTGCGGCAATGCCCGCGCCGATCACGCCAAGCGCAGATGTCAGAATGTGTTTCATGTTTATGCCCTCCTTACGAAATCTCCTCGTTTACGGTGATAACTACATCGTCGGCGGTATACCCCTCAAGCAGAACGCCGTCGAGGCGAATAAACTGCACAGCGGAAGTCGCGTGTTGGTTGTCGGTGTTATCATACGCGAGAACATATGATTGCACATCGCCGTCGGTAACTACCTTTGCACCGAAATTACTACTTTCGGCACCAGTTGCACCATACAAACCGCCAAGTCCGCTGCTCTCGTCGGCAGAGGTATAGAAGGCGATCTTCCCGTTTTGGCCGTTAAAGGCCTGCGTAATACTCATGCCTTTAACTCTCAGCGTGTCACCCATCCGCGCGGGAATAAAGTTGGTAACAGTCCTCCCGGCAAAAGCAACCGTTGATCCACTTCCGAGGCTAAGTCGGCTGTCGTTCTTCCAGTATGCATCAGTCGGGTCTGCGAGATTGGTATAGCCTGCTCCAGACGGGACGGCGGTTACTGTAATTACCAAAGCCCCCGATACGGACGGAATTGCGATTTTTCCATCAGAATAGTAATTGCTCACATCTACACCTCCCATTGTGATGCTCACGGTCGCGCCGTCGAGCGTATAATCTGCGTCTGCTGTAATGGTTGCAACGTAGCCGCCACTGTCCGGAACAGTGCTTTTGTTGCTGCTTGTTTTGCATCCAGTCAAAACATTCGTGATCTTGTGCGTCAGCACAGTCACTGTTCCGCTGAACACCCGGTTTGTAACATCGGTGCCGCCCATCGTTACGGAAATGGATTTGATGACATAACCTGATGCAGGGACAACATTTGCGGCATAGCTGCTCTGCTCGACAACCGAGGTCTGCTCGTTGTCTACCGTGACATGATCGAGCGTTTTCGTGATCGTGTAGGTTTCGAGCGTCGGCGTGATCGCGGCAGGCGTACCATCGATGCAGGCCGTCCTAAAAGCATTGATCTCGTCCGCAGTAATGCCGAGAGACATTGCGAAGGACGCACAGCGGTTCTGGAAGCTATCCGTCAGCCCTCTCGCAAGCGGAACAGCCTTGATTGCATCTTTGTACCCCCGCCATGCATCATAGGTGCGGTTCCTGAATGGCTGATACAGAGAAAACATGGTCAGCTCATAGTCGGAATCGATGTCGCTCTCCGAACATCCGAGGATGCCCATCAGCATACAAGCGAGAGTTGCTGTTTTATCCGCGCCTGCGCCACAATGGAAAATGACAGGTTTGCTGTTGGCAACAGACCGAAACGCCGTCTGCAAATACAACAGCCATTGGACAGAGTGCGCTGCAGAGATGCTGTACATAAAGTCGTTGTCCGTAGGATTCTCTACATAGTCAATCCCCCAAACAGATTCGTCCCGCCCTTGAACGTTCCCCGGAAGCAGATTGATCTCGGTTTTGATTCCGACCTCGTCAACCATCAACGATTTATCGGCCGGATTGATTTCTCCGCTCCGAACGAGCATCCCGTATTTGACCGTGCCGCCGTCACAAGCCCAACCGCCGAGATCGCGGCAGTTTAGTCCTTTTTCATACGGCGAGCCAGATGCAGGAGCCGGAGTTGTGTTATACCATCTCAGTTTGTCAAGCGCTGTAAGTGTTCCGGCTTTGTTCGCGGTCGCAAAAGGCGTAGCAACAAGGGGAACGTTGTTTCGATACGTCACACCATCAACCGCAAAACCAACAGGCTTTGTATTGCTTACATTGGCGGGATTTGGCGCAAATTCGAGAATGTAGGTCGTGCTGTTATCACTTGAGGAGTAGGGATGTTCGGCTACATACGCCAGATACTCCCGAACCGCCTCCGGACACTGGTGCCAGGAAACGTTCAGGACAGCATCTCCCCCGCCGGAGGCCCCCGTCAGCTTCGACCGAATCAAAGCGCGCAGCAGGCTCATCCTGCCACCTCCGTTTCCAGGGGGGCGTTCGCGTCTGCCCAACTGCCGGAGCTGAGCTTGACGTAGACCTTCTTATCCGCAAGGCAGTACGCCAGGGAGCCGACCTCACAGTCGATGCTCTCCAGGTCGGCCACGGTCTCGACAAGACAGTCGTCCCTGGTGCCTTCTCTCGTTTGAACAACTTCGCGCGCAAGAATCATGCTTGCATTCTCCTTTCCATTGCCGCCAGGCGCTTCGGAAGCGTCCGGCGCGGTGTTCCGATTGTGATCTCGGTGTATTTTCCCTGCAGCGGGTCGAACTTCGTTTTGATGATCTTCGCGGCCATCTGGCCGATCATCGGATGGTAGATGTTTACCGTGTCGCAGAGCCGCAGCTCCGACCAATCCTGTCCAAACACGCCCGGCGCGTCAGCCGCAGAGACGGCGACGCTGGGCAGGATCGACTGCGAATAGTTGGCCAGGAGCTTCACCCGGCCGGCCTCTCTGACCTGGGCCTGCGTCGGCGTCGAATCGAACTGATCCGAGACGTCGATCACAATGCGGTCATGGGCCGTTCGGACGGCGTCGCCGCTCGTGTTGCCGTCCTCGTCGCCAATGTAGGCCTGCACGGAGGCGTAGCTTGAGACTACGGTGCCGTCAGCTCCGCGCCAGTAGGCGTAGAAGCTGTTATAGGCGTCCTCGTTCGTGAGGCGATAGTCCATTTTGGTCATATTGGAGCCGTATCGAACGTTCCAGACGCCGGAGCTGCGCGCCGACAGCAGCGCCACGCTGAAGCCGTCGAAGCGGAACTCGCCGCCGAACTTTTGCAGCAGGCTTCCGTCCGCGCCGCCGAGGAAGGCCCGAACCGGCGTCGGAACCGTCGCCGCGACCGTGCCTTCCGTTGTGATGTCCGTCGAAAAAACGAAGGGGGCGCGGGCCTGGCTCAGGTAGGTCATCCAGTCCGGCAGCGTTTTCGCCTCGCCGTTCGCGAAGACGACGCGGCGATTGAGATCATAGCTGATGTGCCGCGCCGCGATCGTCATCGCGCCGGTGATGTCCATTTTGATCGTGGAGATCCGGAATGGCTGCATCTCGTCCTTCGGGTTCGGCTTCGCGAGGATGATCATGTTGGGCCTCGGATTGATGCCGAAGCTCTTCGGCTCTGCTCTCGGGTAGCATTCGACTTCCAACTCATAGACGCCGTTTCGCTCCTCTGTGACGATTGCGCTGACGGCGCCTCGGATGATCCCCAGATCCCCGCTCAAAAAGGCCTCTGCATCAGCCGGGAACAGGTGGAGCCGCTTTCCCATGTTTTCCATACGCAGCCCCCCGATCAGAGCACGAACCGGCGCGGAATGATGGTCGCCTGGTCGGGCGTCGTAGTTTCGCTGCCCGTGTTCCGGAATCTGATAATGAGCATTTTCGCAGGCATCTCATTGCCGTCTACGCCGGGCTCCGGGATAACGGGGAATCCCGCGCTCACGCTTTGATCTCCCGCTCCGTAGGCGATTTTATTTCCCTCATCGTCGATGTGGTAATAGGTTTCGTCTTCGCAGTCGATGCAGACCGGCCATCCCTCGTCCGATATGTAAAGCCGGATGGACTTCCATTCCTCGTCTGTGGTGTATTTGAAATCCACAATGCCGGACCGGTACAGGGTGATCAGCGGCTTGGCGACGTAGCCGCGGTTTCCGATGAACGTATAGGATTGTTGGGCGCTCGGATTGCTTTGGTTCATTCCGATGTTTCGAGCCATAAATTCGTTTTCTCCATAAAGCTGAGGCTTGCAGGAGAATGTGATCGTCGCCGAACCGATCTCGTTGTAGGTACTCTCGATGATGAGTGGGCCGACGAAGACGGCCTCCCGCAAATACGGGACGTCTACGCTTCCTATGCTTTTCTCAAGGAAATAGTTGTCGTAAAGGATTCCGTAAGCGTTTCCAACGCCATCTTCCAGGTTTCCGATGCCGGACAGCCAGTCGTTGATATGCGTTGCCGCTTCCGCGAGGGTTTCCCGAATGCCGCCCGTCCGCCACCCCGGCGTGAACCAGATCTTATAGCTGATGTCGATGTTATCATAGCCGCCGTCCCACGTCACGACGTCGCCCATGCGGCCGGGAACGTGGTAGAAGTTCAGCCGCTTCCTGGGCTTGGTGATCTGCGGGTAGCGCTCAATCGTGACTCTCATCGACCGGCTGTCAACGCCTCCGTAGACGAAAAAGCCCTCGTTCGTATGTGGAAAACTCATTGACTGCCCTCCTTACCATGCGTCGCGCTCGCCAGTCATCAGATCGTTGATGCGATCCATGACGGCGTCGGCAATCGCTTCCTCGCTCTGACCGGGGGCTGCGTGGATCTCGATGGTTACGCCGCCGAGGTTTCGGGTGTAGTTGTTCGTCGTTCCGCCGGAGCCTCTGCCGGAATCCAACGGCACCGGAGCGGTCCCGGCGAGGTAGCCCGCCAGCTCTCGGCCGACTGCCGCGATCCATTCGGTGTGCTTTTCCAGCGGGACAACGGCCTCCGCGCCCTCGCCCTCCAGAAGTGCGATCTGACCGCGCTTCAGAATGCCGCCTTCGGCGTGGGGAGCCATCTTGTAGTTACGGCGACCGCTTTCACTCGCCGCCGCCAAAGCGTCCATCCGCTTCTCGTAATCTTGGTAGAACGACTTCGCGTGCTGGTAAACCTTGCTGTTCGGGTTGGCGGCATAAATTCTCACGCTGTCGTCGTCCTTCGTCAGCTTGATGTCGATGCCGACGGCAGCGGCCAGGTCTTCGATGCCTTCCGCAACCCAGTTAACGAGCTTGGTAAACATATTTTTGACGGCAGTAAACAGCGACTCGATCAGTTTTGTACCGGCTTCGGCCATTTTACCCAGGTTCTCAGAGCTTGTGAGCTCCGTGAAGATATCCTCGATGATGCCCGGCAGTGCCTCAATAATCGTGGCGGTGATCTCGCCCAGATTGGAGATCAGAGCAGTGAGCAAGGTCACTCCGGCCTGGATGATCTTGCGGATGTTCTCGCCGTCCTCGGCGGTGAGGGCTTCGACGATCGAATCGATGATGAACGGCAGGGCGTCCACGACTGCGGTCGCGATCTCGGCGATGTTTGTGACGAGGCTGATCAGCAGATCGACGCCGGCTGTGATGATTTTTTGAAGCTGCTCCGGGTTGTGCAGGAAGCCGGAGATTCTGCCGGTCAGATCGTCAAGTGCTGCGGTTACACTGGAAACGATCTCCGGCAGGTTTTGGGCGATCCCGCTCAGCAGACCGCCGACCAGCTCTCCGCCCATCGTCACCATCTCCGGGATATAGCCCGTGATCATCTGGACGGCCTTGCCGAGGTACTCTCCGGCGACGGAAGCCATCTGCTCGATGTCACCGTTGCAGTCAAGCAGGGCCTGCGAGAAATCGCTGAGCATATCGACGCCCGCACCGGCGAGCTCGTCGAGGATGGGCAGGAGCGCCGTGCCCAGCGCCCGCTTGGCGACGTCAACGCCGCCCTGGAGCTCCTGGAGCTTGTCGTTAAACTCGCCGTATGCGTTGAGCATATCGTCCGACATAACTGCTCCGGCGGCCTCGGCCTGCTCGCCGAGCTCCTTCATGTGGTCTGAACCGGCCTCAATCAGCGGGTTGAGCTCCTGGGCGGATTTCCCGAACAGCTCCATCGCGAGCGCGTCCCGCTCTGTCTCGTTTTCGATCTTGCCGAGGGCGTCGATCGCTTCCCAGAACACCTTTTCGGAGTTTCGGAGCTCTCCGTTGCTCTTGGTGACTTTGACGCCGAGCTTCGCGTAAGCGTCCGCGGCAGATCCCGTGCCCTTTTGGGCGCTGGCCATTTGCTTCGTGTTTTTCGCGAGGCTCTTGGTGATTGTGCCGACGTCCACGTCCACCAGCTCGGCGGCATAGTGGTATTTTTGCAGGGAGTCCGTTGACAGTCCCGTGACCGCCGATTCCGTCAGGATTTGGTCGGCGTACTCGGAGCCTTTGACCGTCATGTCCGTCAGCGCCGATACCACCTTCGATGCGGCGGCGACCGTGGCGGCGAACGCAGCCGTAGCGGTAGCCGCGGCAGCTTTCGCCATGCCGCCCATGCCCTTCAGGAGCTTTCCGGCAGCTTCTCCGGCCTTGCCCATCGCTTCGATTTTCTTACCGGCCTCTTTCGATTCCTTCCCGGCGTCCTCGGTCTTCTCAGCGGCGTCCTCGGTCTTTTCAGCCGACTGTTTCAGCTCGGCCTGGCTCTTGTCGAGCTCACGGTTCATGTCGTTCAAGGCTGCCTCGGCCAGATTCAGCTTCTCCTTGTAGGTCTGGGCCTCCTTGGAGGTTTCGCCGTACTGGGCCGACGCCTTCCCGACCATGTCCCGCAGCTCGTCGACCTGCTTTCGCTGGTTCTCGATCTTTTCGGTGAGGACTTTGGCCTTGTCAGCCGCTTTCTGCTGGGCGGTGGTGTTCTCGTCCCAGGTGCTGGCGACCTTCTTCATTTCGCTGTCCAGCGTCTTTCCCTGCTGGATCAGCTCGTTCATGTTTTTCTTGTACTGGGCAAACCCCTCGACTTTCAGGGTCGGACCTACAGATGCCATTTACTCACCTCATTCCAGGGCCATTGCCTCGGCGTATGACAACCTGGGCTTTTCGTTCGCAGCGCCGGAATAGATCTGCTCAGCGGCGATCATGTCGTAAAGCAGTCCGACGGGCAGCTCCAGCGCGCCGGGCCAGCCGGCGCCGAGCCGGAGCGCCCGGAAGCAAAGCCAGGCATAATTCTGCTCGATCTTCTTCCCGCCCGGCTTTATGGGCAGGGCCTCGATGGTCGGGCGCTTGGAAGCCTTGACGGCTGCAAGCGCCTCTCTGCCCAGCGCCTCAAAGTTCGGATGAGATGCGATAACCTGCGGATCTGTGTGATCCGCGTCCAAGATGCTGATGATCTGCGCCAGGCCGTCGCGGGTGACGGCAATCCGGTCCAGCTCAGAGATTCGCCGGTTCGGACAGAGCGCTTCCAGCTCGCCGTAGGCGCGGAGCGTGTAAAGGAATTTCATGTGTTTCTCCCAAAAAGGGGGAGGCCGTTACCTCCCCCGGGTTGATGGATTAGTTCCCGTTATGCCCTTGGCTTGCGCTGATACCCAGGTAGGCGTTCAGCGCGGCCTCTGCGAGCGCCTCGGTGGCGTAGTAGTTGCCCTCGGCCTTCCAGTCGTGGTTCGCGCTGTCGTCGCGGAACAGGTTGAAGGTGACCGTGCCGGTCTGGAAGGCGATCTCCGCTTCCTGCGTGGTCGCGGCGCTCTGGCGCGTGGTCGCTTTTACCTTCGTCAGAACGATCGGACGCCACGACTCGGTGCCGTCCTGGTTCGTGTAGCGCTCAATGTAGCCTGTCCCGAGGTAGGGCGGCGTGACGGAATCGCCGTAGTGCGTCCAGCCCTCCTGATCCGCTTCGGGCAGACCGTAAATGAAATCGATCGCTGCCTTATCCGGCTCGGAGACGGTATACTGCACGTCGCCGCCGGTCAGCCGCGCCGGGCCGTTGATCGCGGGGCCGTTGTTGGCGTAAAAAATGGCGTTGTCGGAGGCGGTGGGGTTGAGCGCCACAGAGACGCCCAGGGCCAGCTCCATGCCGCCGGTGTAGGTAATGGTGCCGTTGGTGTTGACGTACTGCGCAACCTTCGGCTTGGAAAAGCCGGTCAAAACACGGTTCATTTATTATTCGCTCCTATCGTTTTTTGGATTTGGATGTCGATTCGGTTTGCAATCCCGGATTCGATTCGTGCGCGGGATTTGCGGATCGCCTTCGAGACAAAGTCGTATTTTTCAAGCCAGGACGTCCCGCGGCAGATGGCGCGGGCGATCATGGCGACCGGGACGCCGTTCGGCCAGGTTGGCGTGCTGTGGCTGCCGTAACCGTCAAAGCCGATTTTCACGCTTACCTGGCCGTCAACGTCTCGCATTCGCGAAATGCCGAGTCCGTCCCGGAGATCGTCCTTGTCCGATTTCGTCAGGCCGCGGGCCATTCCGCTATTGGTGTAGCGCCGATCAGGGATGTCGTCGATCTCGGCCAGAACAGCGTCCAGGGCAGCCCTGGCGCCGTCATAGAGGCCCATTTTGCAGATTGGGACGATGGCGTCCTGCATCTGCTTGAGCTCGTCCAGGTAGCTCTGGGCGTCGAAGGTTAAGTTTTTAGCCAACGGTTACCGCCACCTTCCAGTCCCAGGACCAGTGGATCAGACCGGTTTCTTCCTCAAACTGAACGGAATTGAGCTCCCAGGCCATTCCCTGGGCGTTCATGGCAAGCTGCAGCTGGTCAACGGCTGGGTCAAACTCCGTCTTCGTGTAATAGTCGGCGGTGCCGACGATTGACTGCATGCGCTTCAGGTTGCCGCCCTGGAGCGAGGTCTGCTCGCCGTCCTCGGCCCAGACCAAGAAGGGCGCTTTGGAGCGATCCGGTCTGAAATAATGAGAAGTCGCAGGGCAGACGTCTGAGAAGGCCTTGCCGATCGCGCGCAGCTTAATCATCATCATTGTCGAAATCCTCCTCTAATCTGGATAGCGTCAGGTCGGTGCATTTCAGGTTGAGCTCGTCCAGCAGATGCTGAATGTTGTCGATGCTGTAAGTCAGCGAGTCGATTCTGGCTACCATGCCGATCTGAATGCTCTCGTCCCGATCAACCCGGATCAGCCGGTCAACCTGCTGGGAAACGCCCATGGCTGCATACTGCCGGCCGTAGCCGATTACGCGGTCCTCGAAGTAATGCTGCTCGAAAGGCCGGAGCTGTTTGGTCGGCATCTGGCCGTCAATGTGTGTTTCGCGGACGGTGCAGATTTCTACAATTCCGGAATCCCTCATCGATCCACGCCTCCGCCCATCTTCTCGCCGAAAAGGCGGTTGTTCAGGCTGAACTGCAGCATCCGCGGCATGGCGCTGTCCGCCGGATTGGTCGCGGCTCGGTTGCGGTAAAGCCACGCGGCATACATGCGGACCAGCCCGGCGTCTCGGCTCGACGCCTGATCAAGCGTGATGCCGTAGGCTGCGATCTCCTCGAGCGCCTGAGCGATCAGCTCAAGGAGGAAGTCGTCATAGGCGTTTCCGATCAGCTGCAGATCGAGCTTTACCGAGGACAGGATGGCGGCATTGTCCATCAGATCACCTCATTTCGTTTTGGGGAGGGTTGCCCCTCCCCGGGTTCTGATCCTTAGGCGTTCGCGGTGTCGGCCGCGAAGGTCACGGTCGCAGCGGCAGTGGCGACGACCGTGCCGTCAATGCCGATGGCAACGAAGGCCGCCGGGATGGCGGGCTTGCCGTCGTAGCGAGCGACCGCCTTGAAGCAGGTCTGATCGTCCAGGAACTTGACGTGGGAGCTCTCGCTGATGGTGACGCTCTGGCGCTCGGCCAGGGGGTAGAGGTCGCCGAAGCCGGCGACGATCACGTTATCGGGGATGTTGATGATCTCAACGGCGCCGCCGAGGACAGGCATGGTCTTGTTCATGCCGCTGACGATTGCGCCGGCCGCGTTGATGCTCATCGCCTCGGAGAGCAGCTTCATCCAGGTCTTCTGGCTCATCGCCCAGAAGGTCTCGCCGGTGGCGTAGTCGCTGGCGTTGGCCGCGCCGAAGGCCTCGGTGATCTTCTTGAACAGCGTCAGACCGGTGGAGTTGGCGGCGCTGATGTTGGTGACGTTGGTGTTCTTGAGCGTGTTGTCGGCCAGGAGCGCGGTGACGAAGCCGGTGGGCATCTTCGTGCCGGTGCCGAAGGGGATGGCCTTGTCCAGCGCCTTCGCGATTCCCTTTGCCAGGGCGGCGAGGACGGCGTCCAGCAGCTCGGCGTCGTTGTCCTCCAGCAGGTAATTGTCCACCGGAACGAAGCCGGCGACCTTGTAGCCGTCAACCTCGACGGCGCTTGCGCTCAGGGTGATCTCGTTGATCTTGCCGCCCTGCTCGGTCCAGACGGCCTCCGGGGTGACGCCCAGGATCCTCTGGCGAGCCTGGCCGTGGACGGTCTGGCGGTTCACGTGCTTCAGCAGCTTGGATTCCCGCTCGATCATGTCGGTGAGCATCGGCATATCGATCCGCGGAATCAGAATGTTGAGGTTGGGGCTGGCGCTGATGGCGCGGAGCTGCTTGCAAAGCTCCACGTTGTCGGGGTGGTTGAAGATCTCGGAGCGCTCCTCGGCGCTCATGTTGTTGAAGGCGCGGGTCTTGTAGGTGATCATTCTCTGATCACTCCTTTCGTTCGATTCCGGCTTGGCCGGTTCTTCCGCCTGGGCGGCGGGCTTGGGCTGTTTTTCTTCGAGACTGTCCAGCTCGCGCTGGAGCTCGTCGATCTGGCGCTGCAGGTCGGCCTTGTCGGCCTCGGCCTGCTCGGCTTCCGCGTCGAAGTCGTTCACTGCCGTCTCAACGGCGGCCCGCTCCTCGTCGGTAGCGTCCTCCTTGGCGCCAAGCTCGGCGACGTCGGCGGCAAGCTCGGCCGCCCGCTTTTCGCGGTCTTCGTCGCCGGCCTTCAGATCGGCCAGCCGCTTTGCCAGGCCGTCGATCTTCGAGCGGAGCAGCAATGCTTTCAGCATTTTTGATTCCTCCATTTGTTCAGTTTTTCGAGGTTTCTGATCTCCCAAGCCTTGGCTCTCTTGCGCAGGATGTCCTGGCCCTGCTGCGTTCGGGCGGAGATGTCCGTTTCCTCGTAGGCTGGGAACGTGCAGCAGGTGACTTCCAGCAGAGAAACCTTCTTCTCGATAAAATGCACGACGTCGCGGCCGGTCTCGTCTTTGAGGATTTCGGTTTCCTCTGCCAGCGGGACAAAGCCAATCGAACACTGGGAGACGTCCTTCCGCTGGACGCGAGCATAGAGGTTCATCGCGTCGGAATCGTTACGGTTGATTTCGATGCGGCCGAACAGACCGTGCTCATCCACGTGCAGCTTGAGCGTCCCGGATTTCGTGCGTCCGAGTACAAGGGTGGTGTCATGGTTGATCAGGGCGCGAATATCATCACCAAGCGTTTCGTCAAACGCGTGGGGATCGATGGTCTCATACATGCCCGGTGCAAATCTGTATTCGCTGTCAAATACGGCGAAATAGCCCTCGATGATGGGCGGCTGCTCTGCCGCGGCTTCCCGGACGACGAGCTCACACGGCATCGAGCGATAACGCATTTCCATTTAACTTCCTCCATTCAGCTTTGCCTGATCCGCGATTTTGTCCAGCGGAATGTAATTTTCCAACACGACGAGCTGATCCAGCCCGTCCAGCGGCGTCATTCCGATCTTGTCGCGGACCTCGTTGCCCGTGACGATCCCGCGAACATAAAGCTCGCGGAAAACGGTGCTGGTCGTCTGGAGATCGTAGGCGTATAAACTCTGGACGTTGAAGCGGAAATACCAGCTCTCGGAAATCAGCAGCTTCCGCGTCAGCTCCTGCTCGATGCTGTGGGCGAGCGGCAGGATCGTAGAAGAGACGAAATTGTTCCAGGCGTCCTTGTTAAACTCGCCGACGCCCAGCACGAAGGCCGGCACGCCGAGAATCGCTGCGACGGTCTTTTTGTTGAGTGTTACTGTGTCGGAAATCGCCAGATCGTTCAGACTGAGCGGCTTGATCTGTTCCACTTGGAACTGCTCGGCCGGGATGATCCATGGCTCGCCGACTTTGCCGTTCTTGAGGTAATCGTTGCGGAGCTTATCGCGGCCTTCCGGCGAGGAAAACTCCTCCGTCAGCGCGTCCACCTTGACGATCAGGTTCGGGCGGAACTCGGAACTCATGAAGGCGTTTTCCGTTTTCTGCGCTTGGCGCAGATTCTTGGCGATGTCGCTGAGGACCACCCGGAAGCCCTGCCCCTTCCACGGACGCGCGGGGTCTGGATTCGAAACGAAATGCAGCAGGTTCTCCGGATCGTAGGGCTTACCGTCGATCAGAATCTCATAACCGAGCTCGCGGCTCTTTGCCTGAAGCTGCACCCGGCTCGGCGCGATCTTGATCATGTCGCCCAGCAGGCCCTTTTCGGTCATCGGGACGACCACCGCGTTTCCGTCGCCATCGATCAGCATCGTCTGAACGATGTCCTCCATCCAGATCTGCCGGGTCTGCCAGCGATTCGGGTAGACGTCAACGTGCTTCGAAAGCTCGTTTTTCACGCGGTAATCGCCGCCGGTCTTACTGTTGCTCATCAGATGGATCGTCATGCTGCCGATCAGCTGGGCGATCTTCCGCACGCCGGCGAGGATGTCCGGATTGTGCGCGAGCGTGGTGTAGCCCGGTACTACAATGTCCCCGCCCGCTTCGAGCCAGACGGCCAGCGCGGAGGGATTTTGCGCTGATGCTTCCCGGGCTTGTTCGGATCGTTTTGCTTTCGATTTTCGGAAAAGGATAACTACCACCATCCTTTCGTCTGATTCTTCGCCAAGGCTTCCTGGTGCCGGACGCAGGCCATCACGGCCGCGTCGAAAATGTCGATCCTCATCTCTTGGGCGTATTTCTCATAGAGGATCATCTGGTTGCTCTTCTCGATCCCGCGCACATTTGCGATGCAGTATTCAAAAGCAGGGGAGTGGAGATAGTAAAACTCCCGGTTTTTGATCTTCGCCTCGATGTGGCGGAATCCGTCGGATAACATGTAGTAATACTGGGGCTGATCGAGCACGTTAAATTTGGCCTGTTTCATCAGCAGCCAGTATTCCTTGGCGAACTTCCGGTCGTGGCCGACCTCGGCAATTTTGAAGCCCTGCCCGCGCCGCTCTTTGTACCACTTCACGACGTCGGCGGCCTGCACCGTCGGCGCGTTGCAGAGCGTCAGATCTCCGTCGTCCTCCCAGCCGAAAAGCGGGATGTTGTCCTCGTCGGCCTTCTGCTGGGCCTGCGGCCGCGGGAACCATGCATGCGGGACAACAATGTCCACGTCAACTACTTTCCCGTCTTTTCGCTTGTAGCCGTAGAGCGTGCCGTAGAGGCAGGCAGCGGTCAGGTCGAAGACGCGGGAAAGGTCTGTGCCGCCGTACCACTTGACGGGCAGCTTGGCCAGCTCCTCGACGGTCCAGTCGTAGAGCGCGTCGGAGCGCTTCACCTCGTCCAGATCGAAATAGGCCAGCATGGCGTTTGTGTAGACGTCCAGCGACCGGCTGAGGAAGTCCTTCCGCATCTGCGGATCGTTCGCCGCCTGATTCGCGTCGGCGGCCATGTCCTCGGCGCGGATCGTTACGCCATAGGACGGATTCGCCTTTTGATGCTGGATCGGGTTGGTGTAGTCCACCGCGCCGGAATCCGGATCCTTGTCGGCCCGGGCGATGAACCCGAAGAGGCTCTCGTCTCTGGCCTGCCC